CGATGAATGGAAAGCCGCCATGCGTGAAGCGGGCAAAGAGGCGCTTGCTGAAAACGCCGCCAACATCGTGCGCTCCGCCATGCAGAACATCACCAATGACGGCAGTATCTTCACCGGCACGCTGCGCCGTAGTATCGGCATGAACAAGGTTCACGACGAGGGCGGCGAGCAGGTGATTGACGTGGGCCTGCGTGGCGGCTCTACCGAAAAGGTGATCTATGGGCTAGTGGTAGAGCACGGGCGCAAGGCTGGCAGCAAGCCGCCGCCAAGCAAGGAACTATTGCCGTGGGTCAAGCGCAAGATTCAGCCAGGCCAAATGAGCATCGCCGGACACCGCGCAGCCAAGGGTGATCGAGTACATGATGGTAACAAGACTGGCCGTGCCTATCGGCAAATCAAGCGCGGACGCCGACTCGAAAACGAATTGAAAGGACTCGCCTTCATCATCGCGTGCAGCATCGGCAAGAAGGGGACGCCCGCGCGCCCCTACATGCGACCCGCGTTTGATATGCACCAAGCCAACACGCGCGAGATATTCAAACGCCACCTTGCCGAGAAGCTAAAAGCTATCCGCGATCCCAGCAGCTACGGCATTTCGCTCAAGGGAAACACACCATGAGCGTTGATGTAGGCACAGCCTTAGTCGCGCACTGCCGCGCTGATACCGCGCTCTGCGGCATCGTTGCCGCCGCGCGCATCCTGCCACAGCCCACGGCGGGCGGGCCGTATCCTGAGCTGAGCATCGTGCCGCTGGGTACAAGCGACGGGCGCGGTTCGCCGTATCACATGGTTCGCTTCACCGTGAAGGCCGTAACGCGCAGCGTGACGTTCGCAGCGCACGCGCGCCTGTTCGCGCTGTTCCACGACAAGGCGGGCTACTACGTCGCCACTGGCACGCCCACGCTGTATTGCGTACAGAGCATGCGAGCAGGTCTGACGGGGCCGGACAAATACGAAGATAACGGGCCGTGGGAAACGGTCGCTGAGTACGAGTTTCAGATTCCAGGCGCGTAACGCGCAGAGGGTACACACATGGCTGCATTCCCAGCGGAAACGAACTTCAGCACAACTATGGGCGAGGGGCATTGCATCCTCAAGATCGGCGGCACGCAGCCGGGCCGCGTGATCAGCGTCGGTGAGATCGATCACGAGGATAAGTACGAAGCCTACACGGGCTTCAGCAGCGCCAGCATTGAGCAGGTGGTCGGGTACATCAAGCGCGCTATCGGCCAGGGCAACTTCGGCGTCGTGATCGACAACATGGCGGACATTGGGACGTATACCGGCCTGGCGCTCGCCGTCACGTTGGAGCAACTGTACCCGAACAGCGCGAGCGCCGCCGTGGGCTGGATATTCAGCGCGACGACGTGTCTCGTGACGGCTAAGACCAGCATCAATCCGCGCGGCGGGCCGAGCACCATGACCTTCAGCATCAAGCCCTACAGCGCGGCGGGCGTTGCGCCCTTCTCGGTCATTGAGAATCAAGCCTACAGCTAGGCGGGAGTACACACATGGCAGCGTTTCCAGCAGAGACAGACTTTAGCACGACTATGGCGGAAGGCCATGTTATCGCCACGATTGGCAGCACGGTTGTAGGGCGCGTGATTTCAGTGGGTGAGATTGACCACGAGGATAAGTACGAGCCCTACTCGCTGCATGATACCAAGAGCATTGAGCAGGTCGTGGGATACATCAAGCGCGCCTACATGCAGGGCAACTTCGCCTTTGTCATTGACAGCATGGTAGACATTGCTACGAACACGGGCGCGAAGGCCGTGTACCTTGAGCAGTTGTACCCGAACGATGCTGGCGTGAACCTGGGCTGGAAGCTCACCGCCGCTACGTCCATCGTGACGGCGAAAACAAATATCACGCCGCGCGGCGGAGCCAGCACCATGACCTTCACCGTGCGCCCATACAACGCCACGCCGGGCAGCGCGGCAATCACCGTTGACGAAGCCACAGCATATGTAGCCGCATAGGAGCAGCAATGCCGTTCGATGTTGAACAATTCAAGCGCAACCGCGAGCGCGTAGTCAAGCTAGACGACGGCAATGAGGTCATCGTGCGCCGTCCCGCAAAGGACATGGCGCTGCTGATGATGAACGCCATCGGCCATCGCCTCGACCCGCAGACGCTCAAGGCCATGCAGCAGTTTCAGGCGCAGGGTGAAGCGGCGGCAGCGAACATTGACGACGCCGAGTTTCTGCAAGCCAACGCAGCGGACGTGTGGCGCGTGCTGCTGGCATTCATCGCATACAGTCCGACTGAGCCTAAGTTCGTGCTGGATGAAACAGACGAACACGACGGCAAGGTGTGGGTCGAACGGCTAACGGCTGATGATGTTGTGGCGATTCTCGCGCCCGTCTTGGAGTTCTTAGGATTGACGCTACCCGACGTAGCGGTGAGCGCCCCGTTTCCTGAATCCAGTGGGCCTGAACAGACTGGCGGAGATATGGGAGATTCGCAGGCCGAGCAGCCTGCTACTGAACCTGCCAGCGCTGGCGATGGACATACGGCAACTGGAGTACCATTCGAAGTGGTCTAAGTATTGCGCGGACGTTAGCGCGGGCGTGACGGCCCGCACTTTCCCCGCCTTCCTCAAGAACCTCAAAGCACAGTTACCCAATGAGTAATTTCACTTCAGCATTCAGCGGCGCCGGCGCCGGGACTATCGCGCTTGGCATGGTCAAGCTGGCGATTGACCACTCCTCTTTCGAGAGTGATCTAAAGAACGCCAAGACGACGTTCGAGCGCAACCTTGCCGAGATGGGGCAGGCGGGGCAGCGCGTGCGCAACGTTGGTTTCGCAATGGCGGGAATCGGCATCGGCATACTTACCTCGCTGGCGAACGCGGCGGCTGAAGAAGAATCGGCTTTCGCGCGCTTGCATACATCGCTCGCCGCCGCGAACCTTGACACGACTGAGTTCTTTGATCGCGTCAAGAAGTTCACCGGCGAGTTGGCCATCCAGGTTGGCGTCAGTGACGAAATGCTGGCCGATGGCTACGCCAAACTGCTGCGCGCCACGGGCGATAGCGAGATGTCGTTCAAGGCGCTGACGGCAGCGGCGCAGTTAAGCGTCACGACGGGCCGCGACATGGAGACCGTAATTCGCAGCCTGATGCTCGGCTACATGGGCAGCACGCGCGCGCTGAAGCAAATGGGCATTGCCATTGACGACAGCAGCAAGGGCGCGCTCGTGTTCGATAAGGTGCTGAGTCTCACCGGCGGCAGCATTGCACGCTTTGGCAAGACCACGCACGGCGCATGGATGCAAAGCAAGGAGGCGATGGATCAGGCGAAAGAGTCGCTAGGCAAATCGCTGCTGCCAATAATGACGCACCTATTCACCGTGCTGGGTGATGTAACGAAGCGCATCGCGTCAATGGACGAAGCGCAACTCAGCGCCGCTACGAACGTTGTGCTGTTTGGTACGGGCATATTTACTTTAGTAGGCGTGCTGGGCCAGAGCGTCATGTGGACGACGCAGTTAGTCGGGGTAGTCAAGAATCTCAGCACTGCGTTCATCGCCGCGCGCGCGTCGGGCTTGGGCGTTGCTGGCGCGCTTGGGCAGATGGTTGGGCCGGGCGGCGTGGTTACGCTGGCGGCTATCGAAGTGGGGCTGCTGGCTGCTGCTTGGTATAACGCCAAGCGAATGCAGGATGCGTATTACGGCTCATTCCGTTCTACTGGCAATACGAAAATCAAGACTAGCACTGGCATAGGCCCGGACGGTAAACCAATTATTGAATACCTGACTGCCGGCGAACTATCGCGCCAAACCGACCTTGACGCATACTCGCCATTCGGTAGATTTACGAAGCCGATGGTTGACGTAGCGCGAGGCGGCGGCGAGGCAATAGCGGGCTGGTTTGACTGGGAAACGCCGTATGCGCGCCGCAACCGCCAGCAAATAGAGCTGGGCGACGAAATCAGAGAGGCACAGGATAAGGTCGCGGCCAATCGCAAAGCCCGCGCTGCGGGCATGCCCGATCAGTATTACTCCCAATCCCAGAACACAACGCTGCGCGAGCAGATGGTAGCGGGGACAGGCTAATGGCAGGCGCGACATACCTCACACCGGCTACATTCAACAACCAGGCTTTCGGCTTTTACGGCCCTGAGTCTGAGGGCGCGTCTACCCCATCCGGCGTGACGTGCGCGCTCGACGGCACGAAGCATTTCCACACCGCGAACTACGTTGATGATGACTACGTGAGTTGGCCCTGCCAGATGGACGATCTGATATTCGCCACGCTCAAGGGCTATCAAAACAGCCAGACGGCGGCGAGCCTGGTCACATCGTACGGGACGTGCACTGCGGTGCTCGTGCAGTGCGACCGCGTGCCGACGCCCGGCGATCCTGTAGCATCCAGCGCCGTGCACCGGCTGCTCGTTAACGTCACATTCCAGCGCCGCACCGCTTGGAGCTAATATGGCTTTCGCAAACCTACAGATATTCCTCACATCAGTTACCGCCGCGAATCAGCGCGATTACCCGTGGGCACAGAATACCGTCGGCACGCTGATTAACTTCGGCGGCGGCAGTAGCGGCCTGCTGGCCTGGGCTGACGACGATAACCGCAAAAGCTGGGCGCGCATTGATGGCAGCAACTTTGCCTACTATGAGCTGGAAGTGCTGAACAGCACGCACATCCGCGTGTACCGCGTCACTGAGCTTGGCGAAGCGACTACCGAGGATGTGACAGTGGCGGCGGGCGCAACCGTGACAACGCTCGTGCACGGCGTCAGCATTACGCTCGCGGGCACACTGACGCCCGGCGATAAGGCGTCAGTGTGGCCTGCGATTTTCGCACTGAGCGGCAACAACTTCTACGTCATTCGCGGCGTGGCGGGCAGCAACGTCAAACTGGCGATATACAACCCCGGCGACGTGAGCCACTACCTCGCCGAGCTGCGCCTGGGTCGCGCGACGTGGTTCACGAACAGCGCCGCTGCGGGCCCGCTCGCGGGCGTGCGCGCAGTGCTGGACACCGTAGTGGCGGATGTGTATGCCGTCACGATTGAGGCAGGCACAAACAGCGGGCTCAAGTTCACCTTCACCGGCACATACAACACATACACCGCTGATGATGTGGCGACTGGCAGCACTGATAACCCGCTGGACGACAGCGCCACGACGGGAATCACGTTTGACGTGACGGCGCTCGGCAGCACGATCCAGACGGCGACGATCTACGTCAGCGACCTTGCTGACGGGCTGGAACTGGCGCCGGATAACGCAGGCACGCCGGGCACGTGGGTTAGTTGGAATAACAGCACGGGCTTGCAAATCCCGCTGAACCGCGCGGGGTACAGCGACCAACTGATACCCGCCGCGCAGACGATCTATGCGTGGGTACGTTGGAATGGCGATGTGTCGCATCCGATGGGGCGCGGGCTCGCGCGCCTGTACATGCGCTCGCATGAAAGCGCCCTGATCACGACTTAGAGGAATATCGAATGGCACTGAGCGATAGGTATTTGCGCGGCGCTGGCACGCTGAAGCTGCCGGAGTTCAACTGGGATTATGTTGACGGCTTGCAGTTCACCGTGGCGGCGGCGGTCAGCAAGGCGACGGTTGACGGCGGCACGTGGGATTTGCAGACGACGGCCACGCTTGACGTGGCGGGCGTTGACGCGTGGCCTGCTGCTGGCTGTTTCTACATTAACGGCCGTATCTACACGTACGCCAGTATCAGCGACGATTCATTCATCGGCTGCGAAGGGCCGTTCGGCGACTTGGCTAGCGCTGCGATTGCCGCAGGCGAGATCGGCCGTCAGGCCGCGCTGCCCGCAACCGTGGCAAACGCGATCCTCGGCACGCTCGGCGCGTTCATGCCACACGTTGCCAAGGATGATTCAGTCACACCGGGCCGTATGCACATCGCGGGCGGCAGCATCTGGGATAGCGCGGGCAATGTGAAGTTGAGCGGCGTGAGCGCAGTAGCGGACGGTGGCGGCACGACCACACTCTACTGGTGCGCATACAACCTGCTGGGTTCGCTGGAGATCGGCTACTCCAGCTCGTGGGCGTTCGCTGAGAAGTCGGCGGCGGAATCCGGCAGTTGCATGATTCCGATTGCCGAGGTCACGTACGTTGATGACGAAGTGACGGCCATCGTTGACTGCCGCCCGCTGGTCATGCCGCAGACACCCGCATGGGTCACGCTGTATAAGGCGGTGGACACACCGCAGGCTTCCAACGACATACTGACGATGGATGCAGAGTTAGTCCCAAGCAATTTCATCGCCGGAGCCAGCTACGTATTCCGTGGCAGCGTGTATTTCGAGACTACCGTCAACGCCGGGTTCAAATTCTCATTCAGCCCTAGTGACACGTTCACCCGATTCCGCGCGCACATCTCATATAGCTGCGGCACGTCGGGCGCGTTCGGCACGGACGCCGTTACCGAGGGCGTGGATATTGCATACGACGTTACGCACAGCATCGCCGCGCCGTCTCCGGGCACCGGCGGGCATGTGGAGTTCGACGGCATATTCACCGTGGATGGCGGCGGGCTGGCTGATTTGTACTTCATGTGGGCGCAGGCCACGTCGCACACCGATGTGACGAAAGTACTGGCGGGCTCATACCTTGAGTTCAAGCGGGTGGCGTAAGCATGATCCTCTGCGAGTGGCAATGCTGCGGCCCCGGCATGTCGCGCTGGGATAGCCCGCCGCCGCCGAATGGCGCGATGCTGACAGCCATCGTGCTCGGCGCGGCCGTGGATAGCGCCGCCGCGCCGCTGACGGCCATCGTCACGACGCGCCACACCGGCGAGCCCGCCGCAATGATCACCGCCGTAGTACAGGCGCGGCTCAAGTGGCTGCTGGACATACGCAACGCTGCCGCGCGCGGCACGCTGGGCAACGTCGTCACGCACAACAAGGGAACGTAACTATGGCAACAGCACTGACAGCAGCTCGCAAGGGCGATACCGAGGCGCGGCCGTTCACGCTCAAGGCTGACGGCGTGGCAATCAGCCTGGGCAGCGCCGTCGTGAAGATGCGTTACCGCACGGGCGGCACGCGCACATGGAGCACGATCAGTACGGCGGATACGCCTAACCCGATGCTGGTAGTTACGAACGCAGCAAGCGGGATCGTGACGTTCACGCCCACGGCGACATTCTGGGTTGTGGGCGTATACGAGATTTACTTCAGCGTTGACGGCACGACTGACTACAACCTGCCGCGCAGCGAAATGTACACCGTGACAGTAGCGGAGGGCGCATGAACATCAAGGGATTTTTGGTAGCGAAAGCGACCACTGGTATTCGCGTATTTCACGCGGACGGGACAATCGACGACCTCGGCATCGTATCTACGCAGCGCTTCCACGTCAGCATGCGTGACAGATTCTGCCGATTCATCCGCAGGCTGAGCGCGGGACTGCTGACGCGCGGCGGCTTCGCCTACTACACGATCTTCACTTCGGCAGGCGAGGCCGCGATGGTTGACGCGCTGGACGCCGCTGTTGCCACATGGATAGACATGGGCACGGGCACTGGCGAAGCTGCGAAAGGTGATACGACCGTGACGACGTGGGGCGGCTCGCGCGGCAGTGCGACGCAGACGCAGCCCGCCGCCGATCAGTGGCGGCATGTGGCGACGCTGGCCGCTGGCGGCACGTTTGCCATTACTGAGGCGGGGCTGTTCGACAATGCCACGACGGGCAGCCTGTGGATTCGCAGCAACTTCGCGGCGGTAAACGTCGTCAGCGGTGACAGCATTGAGTTCACGATCACGCTAGAGGCGGCTTAGCCATGCAGAAGCAATCGCTTATCGAGATCGCAGAGGGCGCGGGCCTGGGCCTCATCCCTGGCGATACCGTCACGGTAATGCGAGGCGGCAAGGCGGCGGCGACCTTTCGCGCCGAGGCTGAATCTGTGCGCGTGAAGCTAGTCACGCTAGAGGCGGCGTAAATGGCGACGGGTAGCAAAATCCACGGCGACTACCGCGTGCAGATTGTGCACTCGCGCTGGACTGACGGGCGGCTTGTGCTCGTGGAGTTCACCATCGCCAAGGGCGCGGAGGTTGACGCGCGCGACGAGAAGGGCGACGCCGTGCGCGTGTGGCAGACGAGCAAGGCCGTCACTGCGGCAGAGGTGGAGGCGCAGATAGCGTGCAAGGCCGTGGAGTACCCCAGCGGCGGCAAGGCCGTGCAGCTCACCGGCAAGGAGCTAGGCGAGGAGCTGAAGGAGGGCGACGACGCGGCGCTCTATGAGGCAGTGAAGGCGCACCTGGATCGTGAGCAGTTCGCCAGCAAGATGGCTGCGGCAGAGGCGGTGAAGTAGTGGCTACTACCGACTATTTCTACCCCGATCCGCATACCGAGAACACCAGCGTTGACGGCTATACTGCCAAGAATACAGCGCAGTTTTGGGCCGATCATATCGCGGCGGGTGGTGCTACCGCAAACGATACTTCTGCGGATACTTACTGTGTTCGCATGACATCATCATCAACTACCGACAAATGGCAGCGCCTGGGTAGGTCTCATTTTCTCTTTGATACTTCCGCGTTGGACAATGCTGCGGTAATTTCGTCGGCTGTGTTCAGTCTGATGGGCAGCGCGAAAGATGATAATATGTCTCAGTCAATCAGACTGACTTCGACGGCCCCTGCAAAGAATACAGAAATCGCCACAGGGGATCATGTAAATGTAGGCACAGCGGCTTATGCTCCCGATATATCCCTTGCTGACTTTGACACTTCTCACTATAACAACTGGACGCTCAATGCCACCCCTGGTATAGCAGCCATTAGTCTCACCGGCATCACCAAACTGGGTATCAAGTTATCTGGCGATGCTGACAACATTGAGCCGACATGGGCATCTAACGCCTCGGCCCAGGCGGAATGTCGCTTCGCCGACTACGCCCTCACCACCTCCGACCCGAAGCTCGCGGTGACGTATACGACAGGGGGCACGGTGTACTACCAAGTCTGCGCTGCCACGATGGCCTGCGTAGCAACGCGCGCCGTCACGGCGAAGCTCAGCCGCAGCGCCACCATGGCCTGCGTAGCAACGCGAGTCCGCAGCGCCATGACGTTCCACCGCAGCATGTCCGCCACCATGGCCTGTGTGGCTACCAAAGCGCGCAAGGTGAGCGTAGCGCGGACTGCCACCACGGCCTGCGTTGCCACCATCGCCCGCAAGATCAGCGTAGTGCGCGCCAGGGCGATGGCCTGCGTTGCCACCATCGGCAAGGGCGTGAAGCTGACGCGCGCCGTGGCGACGGCCTGCGTGGCTACGGCGAGCGCCATCAACATGGGCGCGGGCGTGCTGTACCACGTCACATGCAATGCGGTCATGGCGTGCGTGGCGACGGTGAGCCGCAAGATAAAGCTGAACCGCAGCGTGGCTACGTCCATCATTGCGACGATCAGCCGCCTGTGGAACCGCAAGGTGAGCGCATTCACTGTTAGCGAAACTGCCCTGCCCGTATACAGCGTCAGTGAATCGCTGCCGGTGTACTCAGTCAGCGAAACTGCCCTGCCGGTGTACAGCGTCAGTGAAGTAGTCACGCGCTCAGAGCCCGCCTAATGGCAACCATTACCGACATCCAGTCCGTTTACGATGATCAGTACACCGGCTACGCGCGCGGCACTGACTGGACTGACGACGGCGACGGGACGTTCTCTGTAGTGGCAGGCAGCGCGCTGGAAACGGCCATTGCCAACGGGCGCACCGCATACAGCCAGCGCAGCTCATACAGCAATACGAAGCCCACAGGGCCGTTTAACTGGCGCGTGGATGGTACTGCCAGCGGGCTGGTGAAGATCGCCACGCCGAGCACGGCATACGCCTCTGGCACGACGGTGAACATAGATCAGGCCAGCCTGCATATCAGCGAAGCGCTGGCGGGCATGCAGACGCGCATCCGCTTCCAGGCGTGGGCTGACGACGCGACCGCGCAGGGACTGAATAAAGGCGACTTCATCAGCCTGCGATTGGGTATCAGCGGCAGCGCGTCCGCGAGTTACGAGTGGCGTGGCGTCGTGGAGCAGCGCGACCCCATCACGGCAACGAACGGCAAGCGCCGCTTCGCATACATCATCATGGACTTCGGCACGCTGATCCGCGCCGCCGATACATCCGCCGTCCCGCTGACGGCGCAGGCCGCGCTCGTGACGCTGCCAAACGACGCTGCGTCCCCGCCACAGACCCTACTCGGCGGCGTGAGTATCTACCGCCTGAGTGACCTTTTGGACGCCGTGCTGCCCGCCACGCTATCCTACGTGCTAAATGCAGAGGATGTGCTGATTGAGCGCCTGCCACAGCGCACTGATGCGCTGGGCATGATCATGGGCGTGCTGCGCAGCGCGGGCCTGTATTGCTGGTGGGATTGCGCGGACAAAGCCTGCCTCGTTATCGAGCAGCACGAGCACACGCTGCAAACTGCCGGCCTCGTGCTGACGGCATCGCAGGTGTTCGAAGTGAGTCGGCAGATTCATCAGCCGAGCGCGACGCCGGGGCCGATTGAGCGCGTGGTGATCAAGCGCCCGCAGGATTACGGCGATAGCGCCACGTCCGCGCTGCCGCCGGATCGTAGCCAGTCGCCGCAGGGCGCTACGTCACGCGGACTGCCGATACCCAATGAGACCCAAGCCAGCGCCGTTGCCGTGACGCTGTATAGCGTTAACGAGACCTGGACGCCGCAGCAGGAATACACAGAGCTGCCGCCCGGCCCGGTCATGTTCGCCTTTGGCGACGTGCACTATAAGAACAACCTGTACCTCGCTCAGCAGATTCACGACCTGCTGACGAACGAAAGCGGCCAGTGCGAGATCAGCCCGCCGATTAACTGGACGCTGGATAGGGTTCAGGGCTACAACGGCCTGGATTGGTATTTCCTCGTGCAGCCCGTGTATGTCAACGTGCGGAATGCGAACACGTACATTGACGGCTATGTGGTGGCGCGCGAAGGCTACTGGTCTGATACCGGCGCGGTGAACAAATTGCAGCGCCCCATCGCCAACGCCGTAGTGACGCTGGTCGGCAAGGCCACCGACACGATCTATGAGGTAGTCACTGATTCCAACGGCTACTACCGCGTGGATAACGCCGTGCCTGATGACTACACGCCGAGCGTCTATGTGGCCGATGACAGCTACCTTGCCAACAAGCACGATGAATTCACCGACCCGCACCCGTACGACGACGACCCCTATAACGACGACCTGGGCCCGGACAACAGCGTGCAGCTTGGCGACGTGTACCAGCTTGCCGAGACGCACGTCAGCTTCGGCGTGACGTACACGCCCGGCCAGGATGACCGCAGCAGTACGAACGACGACTACAGCGCATTCATGGGCTATCGCGGACGCGGCGCGTTCGACTACGGCGACCCGACGGCGCAGCCCTTCGTGCTCGACGACCTCAGCGGAATTGAGCAGGGGATCGACACCGCCAACGTCACGAACGAGTTACAGGCCGATCAGCTCAGCGAGCAGTTGATAGACCAGGCCGAAGCGGACGGCGATGTGTATGTGGTGACTAAGCCATTCGGCGGCGCGCTGACGCGCTGCGGCGCCGTAGTGCACCTCAGCATCGCTACTGACGTGACGGTTGACGCCGATGTGCGCGTGCTCGCGCGCGAGATCGAGATTACATCCGACGGGCTGCCAAAGGAAGTGATCAGCAGTTCGCTTGATTACTTCGTGCCGCAGATTGAGCGGCAGTTCGCACGCCAGGATCGTGTGAACACAGCGCAGCGCGTCATGCAGGATCGTATCCGCGATTTGTATAAGCGCATACAGGATGCCACGGGCACGCTCGCCAGCGCCGACCTGAGCGGGGTATCGTAATGGACGAGCGCGCCAATGTGACATACCTGCTGCCGACTGATACCACGTGGCTGATCCAGACGCCGCTGCCGCTGGCTAAGAACCTGGGCGGCATCAGCGTCACATTGAAAATCGAACAAGACCCAGGGCGGCTGTTCAAGACCAGCAAGATGCTAACTGAATCTCAACTAACCTGGCTGGCCGCAGTGCGCGGCATTAACCGCAAGTACATTTACCCGCACCTGCTACAGGTTCGCGGGCTGTGGAACAAGGTGCCGGAAACCAGCGGCGTGACGGTATGCAGCGGCGAAGTAACCAGCGCCGATGCGCTGACGCTGATTGACAACACGGCCACATTCCTCACTGACGGCGTGTTGGCGGGCGATGTTGTAACCGTGACTGGCAAGGGCGCCACTGCGGTGAGCATCGTCAACAGCGAGACTGAGCTGACTGTCACCGCCGGGCTGGCGGGCGGCTTTGAAATAGGCGACGACTACACGATCACCAGCACTGAGACGAAGTATCAGCCCTATCTCGGCGCTGGCCGCGTCTGGCGTGAATTCAGCGAGCCGACGCCGCGCGCCGCAGTGTATGGCGCTATCCAGATGAACTACAGACTTGCTACGGATTGGGCGCGCGGGCAACACACCGCCGCCGAGGGCGACGGCTCCTATATAACAAAGAACGATCTCTGGTACGCGACGCGCGCCTTTCGCCCGTCGGTTGAAATCTATCACGACGAGCAGCTCGTGGATAGTTGCGTGCCGCGCACCGAGCCGTGCATTGTGCGCCACGGCGGCGAGTTGCATCCGCCAGGCTGGGCGGACATACCCGACCCGCTGATGAAGGCAATTTACGGCTATACGACTGAGTGCTATCCCGACCAGCGCCCCAGCGAATTGCTGCATGCGGCGGGCGATGAAGTACACGCCTTCCCCGACCTGCCCGAATATCACTACGCGCAGCAGGCGTGGAAGGATACGCGCGACGGCGTTGAATACAATACGACGATTGACGGCTACGGGCGCATGACGGTGAACCTCACCGCCGATGGTCTCACCAAGCCGCTGTACTTCCGCTGCAACGTGGCACAGGATAAGGTGCTGTGTCCCGCTGACATCGGCATGATAAACGTCACAGCGGACTTTTACGACTACTTTCCAACGGCGGGAAAGACGTTCGATAAGGCGCTCAGCACGATAGACCGCATTGGCACAGTCAAGAACAATGGCGTGCGCGCCTACTACAACTTCGCCTCGCCGCAGAATCTCGCGCCCATCCAGCGCAGCGGCCCCGCATACAACGCATGGTTCGGCCCCGCGACGGCGTACAGAAACAGCGACGTGCGCTACATGGCCGAGCCGCTGTGTCCGCTAAGCCGCAAGGCGCTGCGCGAAGCTGAGCGCGTGTGGCCGGGCGTCAGCGATTGGTTCTATGAGCTGTATGTGGGCATCCCCAGCACGTTCACGGATAAGACGCTGGTACAGATGCTCGGCTTTGGCGAGTGGTACCACCGCTTTGAGGACTTCAACAACTGGCACTTCGATCAGTGGAATTACTACGGCCTGCTGCGCAGCCTTGCGCTGTTCGGGCTGGATAAGAGCATCAGCATTGGCGGTGAAGACCCGCAGTACTACAACCCGCTGGCATGCGACCTCTCTATCGTGGATATAGTGACAGTTGACCCCGGTGCCGTTGACCCGCCGCCCGCGCCCGTCAAGCCTGATAACTTCGATAACCTGCTCGCTGCCATTGACCTGCGCCAGTACTTCGAAATACAGGATAGGCAGGTGCCGCGCGTCAAGGTGAGCATCAGTGCGACGTGGAACGATCAGGACGGCAACCCCGTCACGGTCAACAAGTTCTACTACTCGCCGATTCCGTTCAGTTGGTACAAGCAGGCCAAGGCATACGTGCTGACTGACTGGCTCACTAACACACCCGCATGGCAGGACGTCTGGACTGAGACGAACGGCGACGAATGGACAGTGCTGGCGCGCGCTACGCGGGATGCCTTCAGCTACGGCGAGATTGGCGCGGGCGATTTGGACTTTGAGATATTGATTAACGACGGCGGCATTGGACTGCGCCACGTTGGCGGCAGCCTCGGCCCGCTGATCGAAGGCCCGGACTCGTATAGCTGGTGCTGGGCGGATTTCAACGCGCGCGGTAGCTGGGTCGCGTTTGATGATGTTGATACAAAGAGCTGGACTACCTCGGCCAGCAAAGTATGGTACCGCTACTTTGTAGATCACCACGAGCACTACGGCATCCCCATTGAGCCTAACGGATTCTAAATGCTGGACACACATCTCGAAATCTGGCAACTGCGCGCCGAGGGCTGGAAGCCGACGCGCAACACGCTGATGGTGTATGCGACCGGCGCGACGGCGAACGAGTACATTATCAAGCTGGCTAACCACCTTAACTATCCGCTGACTGACGCCGGTTGGACAGGCAAGATCAGCTTCGCCGTGGCCGACGCCTACTGGCAAGGCACGCGCCTACAGGCCAAGGAAGTGGCAAACGGCGATCCGCTTTCCTGCGGCATTGACGCCACGGTTGACGGCGACTACGCGAACCTGCATGGCTTCACCGTGGCGTCCATCCCGCCGGGCGGCTGGCGCATCGTGCTGGTGAAGATCGTCGGCACCGCTCTGACGTTCGCTGACGTGATTGAGCTGGTTACCCTTTCGTACCCCGTTGCTTAGGAGCCCCGCCATGCGCCACATCGTTTACGCACTTCCGCTGCTGTTCGCCCTGGTGTTGAACCTGGGCGCGGCTGTGGCGCAAACGGGACTGCCCGATAACCCCAGCGCCGCGCCCGAATGGGCTGGCATCTTTGTCAGCTACGGACTGGCTGGCGTAATGATCCTATGGTGGATTGCCAAGGGCTACCCCGCATGGCTGGCGCAATGGAGCGCCGATCTCACTAAGCAGCGCGAGGAGTTTCACAGTTGGAGGCGCGAGATTGCCGACGACATCCGCGGGATGCGCAGCAACCTTGACACGCGCCCCTGTTTGCTGACAAACGACTCAATCATCTCGCGGCTGCTGGCGCTTGCCGATAAGGAACGCGACGCGAAGTGATCCGCTTCTACCGCTGGCTACACCGCCGCTTCATGCGCAGGATATGCCGATGCTAACCATCCCGCCAAACGAACTGCAATGCGACTCCGCGCCCGTGCTGATCTGCTACGGCCTAATCCTGCTCGGACTCGGCGCACTACTACTGCTAAGGAGCATCAAATGAGCACACTGTCCAAATATGGCCGCAAGGTAAACAAGTGGCTGAACAAGCAACTCGGCAGCGGCGGGCTCGCTGACATTCGCATCGGCGACATCGGCGAACTGCTGCATGACATCGTGGGCGTGATCCTGAATGCCGAGGCGCAAGTCAGCGTGACGAAAGAGGATGCTATCTCGCTGCTGAAAAAGATGATTAAGGATCGTCTGGGGCTGGATTTATGAGGCCCGGTACGCTTGTGCTCTTTGTGCGTCGCACGCTGCGCGATGTGCGCAGCTTCGCGGACTTCGGCGGCTGGCTATCCAACTGGATCATCGCGCTCACGCAGCGGTGTTTCAGCCGCTCAGCGATGGGCGATTACGACGGCCTGTGGGAATGCGTGCATGCAGCCTGCATCGTGCGCAGCGGCGGCGAGCTGATGCTGATGGAATCTACCGCGTCCGCCGGCGGCGTGCGCCTGTGCAATCCCGCAGAGCGCATCCGCTCATACCCCAGCGCGGTGATCGTGCTGCCGCTGAATGATGAATACGCGGAAAAGTGGGATGACGCGCGCGCGGGCGAATGGCTCACTGAGCACTGCATGGATAGCTATCGCTGGGGCGGGCTGCCGTTCGCACTGCTCGCGGCGGCGTTCGCGTGGAGCTGGCCGGGCGCGATGTTTTGCAGCGAGGCCGTCATGTCACTGTACCAGCACTGTTACATCGTGCCTGAGCACCTGCCCGTGCTGCGCGGTCGGCGCGTCGTCATGGGCGAACTCAAACCCCAGTGCTACTCGCCTGCTGAACTTGGGCAACTACCACAGCTTTCACGCGCACGCCTGTGCAACGCAAAGGAAAAGATACTATGAACAACTGTGAACTAATCGAGACGTTGCGCGCCGAGATTGACCGGCTGCGCATTGAGGTAGAGGCGCTGCGCCTGGTGATTCAGGCTCAGCCAGTGCGCTACGTTCCCTACACGCCCTACGTGCCCTACCCGTCGCCGACTTATCCGCCGTACCAATACCCCTGGTGGTATACGATTTATGGTGATACGCTCACGCAACCCCAAGAGAGCGGCGGGACGTGGTGCATCAATAGCGGGGTGACGGGATGAGCACGCTCGGAAATGTGCTGAGTAAAATCAGGCCCGCCGCCAATCGCAAGCGCTACCGCGCGCAGGGCAAGGCGGCAGTGAAGCTCGCCACGGGCAGCACGTCCAATGCCTGCGCCGCCACGGCCAGCCAGCCGCTGCTCGCGCTGGGCATTATCCCGCACGTCATTCTCGGCGCACAGTCGCTGGCCGATACGTTGGAAAACCACGGCTGGGTACGCGAGCACAATCGCGGCGCAGTGCAGCCAGGCTGGCTGATCGTGTGCGAGGATGCGAACCACAACAAGCGCAGCGATCACGTCTGGTTTGCGCTGAGCAACGTGCGCCGCGACGGCAAGGCGCTGTGCTTCGATAACCAGGGCGTGCAGGGCATCAGCCAGCCGTACTGGCGCAATCTGGGCACTGGCGCACGCACGCCGATGTGGTACGCGCTGCGCCCCAAGGACTAGCATGGGCGAAGATACCGACTTTGAGGTATTCGGCGAGGTTGACGATAACGGCGACATACAGCCCACGCGCCCTGAGCTGATCTATCTCAGCGGGCCGTTCGGCCTGCCTAAGACGAAACGCGAGCGCGAACAGTTGGAGGCGCGCGCCGCCTACGCCGCGCACGTTGAAGGGCTGATCGTCGCCGAGGGCTACTTAGTTCATAACCCCTACAGTTCGACATGCTGTGACAGCAATCACGACATACCCCTTGGGGTATGGTACGCCTACGGTGCGCGCTGGGTACAGCGCTGCGATGCAATCTGCATGCTGCCCGGCTGGGATGAAAGCACCGGCTGCGCGTTGGAGCTGACGCTCGCGCGCGCATGGGGCAAAGGCGTGTACTGCTGGCAGGATAGCGTCGGGATGGTGGAATACCCACCGGGAGAGTAATGGAAGGTTTACTGTTCGATATTGCGCTGACTGTAAACGAACCCTGTAACCTAACCGTATATTCCGATCTTCACCTTGACGCCGCAGGCTGCGCGCACAACCTGCTCAAGGCGCACATGGACAAACGCGCCGCGCTGCCTAACGCCGTGTTCGTACTGATTGGCGACGCCGGTAACTGGGTCATGCCGCGCGATGAAAAGCGCTTCATGCCCAGCGTGCCGCTCGCCGAGTTGGCCGCCCGCGATGACTACATTAACGAAGCGCTTGACTACCACGAGAGGAAACTACGCGGCTACCCGTGGGCCTTTCTGGGCATCGGCAATCACGAGCACAGCGTCCATAAGTACCACCATTTTGATGTGGGCCGTGAACTTGCGAAGCGGCTGGATGTGCCTTGCGGCGGATACAGCGGCTTCGCCCGCTGGCGTCTGCACGATGCGACGTGCAAAGTCAGCGCCTTCACGCTGCTGTATCACCACGGCTTCAGCGCCGGGCAGGCGGCTGGCGTGCCGCCGCCCGCATTAGCGCGCTGGGCGGCAGGTCACGAAGGCTGGGATTTGTGCTGCTACGGGCATAACCACAAACTCGGCTTCCAGGGCATCGGGCAATGCCGCATGACTGATCGCGGAGAGATCGTCAGCCGAGACAGGGGCTTCGTTAACACCGGTTCATTTATGAAGGCCGAGAAGCAAGGCGGCACGCCGGATTACAGCGAAGTGGCCGGACACCCGCCGGTAATGATTGGCGCACCACTGGTACGCTTCGGCTATAGGCGCAGCAAACCCGTGCGAACATTTTGGAGCGTGGAGGTCGGCAGTGAGTAGCGCACTCGCCGAGCAGGAAGGCGGCTCGCACTACAAGGACTGCGCCATTCAGCCCGTGCAATTCATTCACGCGAACGGCATCGGGTACTGCGAAGGCAACGTGATTAAGTACGTCACGCGCTGGCGCCACAAGGGCGGCGTGGCGGATTTGCGCAAGGCGATTCACTACCTGCAAATGCTGATCGAGTTGGAGGATCAAGGTGGATAGCGCCGTGCGCGTCTGCTATGAACGCGTGCTGGCATGCCTGTGCGAGCTGCGCGGCTACGGCCTGAGCCGCTGGCACATCGCGCGCACCGTGGCGCTGCTGCTGTGGAGGAAATGTAAATGAGACGCATCCTGATCGTGCTGCTCCTGCTGCTGTGCGGCTGTAACGACGGCGGCGGCAACTCATTCCCGTGGAAATCGCAGCCGCACCTTGGCGCAATCCCGCCAGTGATCGGCAAATGGTTCACGCCTAGCGCCACGCTGGGCTTCGATACGCAGGTGTACCACGCCGCAGGCGATACTACATCCATCCCGCCGTTCGTCGCCGCGTTGGCAGCGCAGAGCGCGCAGCAGGCCATCGGCGAGGTTATCCCATACTGCAAGGCATTCGGGCTGAGCTTCACGCAGGCGGCGAATCCCACAGTCACGGTGCGTTTCTATTACGGCCCGTGGAAGGCGCGGACTGCGGCGAGCGCGTTCAGCCTGGCGCTGCCGCCGTTCGCAGACTCGTTGATCGTCAGCAGCAAAACGTCCAGTTCGTATGCCACGCCGCCGCCCGCCAGCAGCAACTACCTGGGCTGCGCATACGTCAGCGCGCAGGATAAGAATATTCACGGCGCGGTCGTGTGGATTAACGCCTATGTGTGGCAGGATTTGAAACAGCAGGCGGCGTCGCGTCCTGAGCTGCACATGGACTGGCAAGCCATCGCTGCGCAGTTCGAGAACAGCGTGACGTGGCACGAACTGTTTCACGTCGTCGGGTTGAACGACGATCCGCTAGGCACAGCGCCGGGGCTGATGGTGTATCGCGCCCGCACGCCGCGCCCGTCGCAAACTGAAGCCGACGTGTGCGCGTGGCTGTATAAATGAGACTCGCTGCCGACTACGAATGCCAAGCCTGCGGCCACGTGTGGGAAGTGGAGCGCGAAGTGTCTGCGCCGCCCGTGCCGCCGATCTGCCCGCATTGCCACAGCACGGACGTGCTGCGCCGCTACGATGCGCCCGCTATCGTGTGGCGCGGCGGCAAGCCTAGCGACGGCTAGGCGTCGGGCTCCGGCTTGTGCTTCCACTGTGCCTGCGCCGCCAGCAGCGTCCGTTCGTAGTATTCGCGGCTGCTGTCCGCCACGCGCGCTCCCGCCTCTAACAGCCGCACCCAGTTGTATGACTTGCCGCAGAGCGCGGCGGCGCTGGCCTGGGAGAGGCCGAGCGCCAGCCGCAGTTCGCGGAGTTGCTGCGCGGTGAGGTTAGGCACGCGGGTCTCTCCTGATCTCCTTGCGCCGTGACTGCTCGGCGAGCACGTCAATCGAGTTCAGTTGCTCGGCGCACTCGGCTGCATCCTCACGGGCCTGGTCGCCAGCACCCGGCACTAAGGGATCGTATTCGAAGTGCTTGGCGATTGCGCCAGTGCCGGTATGCTCCACTATAAAGCACCCGTCCCGCCAGCGATTGCGGACGGCTATCCATTTCTCTACTGCCACTTCACACCTCCGCTCCGGCGCTTTGCCGCGCCCGCGAGCTATTCATCGCCGCGCACCGTGCCCGCGCGGCTGGGCTGTCTCGTGCTAGCTCTCAACGCAGGCCGCGTGTACAGACCGCCCGTCGGACTCAATGTAGAAGCGCGTCTCATAGCCGACGGGAAATCCGCAGACGTGACACAGCGCCGCCGCCCGGGCCCGATTGAGGGCGCAGTCCGTATGGCCGCACTGCTCGTTCAAGCACGGCCCGATCTCCTCACCCCGGAAGTTTTTAGCCCCCGGACTCGGCATGGTTCCTGCTGCCAAATTACACCTCCGTTTCAAGATGTTAAAGTATAACATAGCGTTAGCGCTATTGGGTTAAGCGCGGGTTAAATCCGCGTTAAGCTCTGGTTAAACGTGGCATGTATTTAACACTCGCGTAGACTGGGATGTTATTTCCGCCGCTGCTCAGTACGTCGCGCAGCACGAGCCGCAGGCCGTCACGGCGCACGTCAACCTGCTTCAGCACTCCCGCTATCAGCGCCCGCAGCTCGCGCCGCCTGCCCTGCTCCCATGCTGCCGCAATCAGGTTCACGCGCTCGGCTGTAGACGATGTGTCTACGATTGTAGACTGCGCGTCCACAGCCGCCGCTTCCAACTCCGCTGCCAGCCGCTCCGCTTCGCGCCGTGCTGCGCCTGCTGCCGCGTCCAACGCTCTAATCGCCTCCCCCGCCTCACTGTCCAGCGCCTTCAGCAGCCGCGCTTGCGCGCGTTTGTGCGCAGCCTGCGCCCTGCTGTGCTGCTTGCGCAGCGCTGCCACGCGCGCCCGCGCCTGCGTGAGTAGCGCGTCCGCACCCGCCCGCGCGCGCACGTACAGCTCGCCGGACTGACACAATTCAATAAGTGTAGGTATTACTATCCCTTCCAACTCGGCGGCGTCCAGTGCGCGCGGCATGTCGCCTGGATCGTCAACCGCTTCAATGGTGTAGTAGGGATGCGTGCGTTCATCGTAGCGCCGGTACACGCCGCGCCCGCGTGACGACTGTCCCCTGTATGTCACGCTCTGGCCTGCTTTGCCCGGCGGCGCGGTATAGCGCCAGTGCGAACATACTACCAGCCCTTGCAGCAGGTGAATGTAGCCGCTCGGCCTGCCGCGCCCGCCGCTGCGCTGCGCCGCCTGCCACAGTTCAGCAGGTACCATGCAGTCATGCTCGGCGTGCGCCACGGTTGCGCCTTCGTGCACGATCTCGCCGAGATACCAGCGGCAGCGCACGATGCTGCTGACGCTGCTTTGCCACCAACAGCCGCCGTTGACCGTCGGCACGTTGCGCGCGCGCAGGCTGGCGGCGATGTGAACCAGCGGCTCACCGGCAGCGACGCGGCGAAATATCTCAAGCAGGATCGGGTACGTCTCAGGATCACGGCAGCGCCCGCCGTTGCCATCCGCCATGCTGCCGAACGGACGCCCGCTCACCTGTATGCCACGGCTGCGCTTCAGCCGGTTGGTGGCGCGCAGCTTTTCGCTGGATTGCTCGACGGTGTATTGGTAGCTGCTCAGCAGCACGCTCAGCAGAAAGCGCCCGCTGGCCGTGGTCGTATCAAACCCGCCGTCAACGGTGCTGACGTCAGCGCCGCGCGCCTGTATTTCATCGCGCAGAAACTTGGTGAACTCCGTAGTGCGCGCGATACGATCCAGCGTCGCCGCCACGAGCACCTGCGCTGCGCCACCATGCAGCAACGCGACCGCCGCCTGAAAGCCAGCACGATCCAGCCGCGTGCCGCTCAGCGTATCAGTGTACTCGGCGGCAACTTCCCAGCCCTTTGCGGCGCAGTACTGGCGGCAGCGCTCTAGCTGCGTCGGGATGGACGTGGCCTGCTCCTCGGACTCAGTGCTGACGCGCGCATACAGGACGGCGCGCACTATTGCACGTAGCCCCAGAGGTAGCCGATTTTATTCCACTCGTTAGCGGACATGACAATCGTCTTTTGAATCGCCGTCTGCCCCTGCTTGAGCTTGACGCTGCGGCGAACGTCAGTCCGCACAATATCACCATCCGAGCCAGTCATAAAGTCCATGCAGCAGTCTCGCTGTACTGAGTCAACGCCGGAAAACTTAGCCGTGACGATGTATCGCCAGGTTACGTTTAAGTACTGCACGTTATCCTGATATTCAGCGTCGCACACGACTTGCGAGACGATGAAACTCGGCTGCGGCTTGGCGGATGGCGCGAGCATTAGCAGCGCCGCCAGCAGAATCACATACCTATACATCTTTACTGCTCCCCGCCGGTTTCACCCGGCGTCAGTTCAAATGCCTGCCGCCTGTCGGGGTTATCGCCCGTGGCGGCAACGTCATCATATACCAGCCCGCCGCGCTTGCGCACTGGCGCGGTGTCCTGTATGCCCAGGTAGTTCGCCGCCCAATGGCCGACTACTATACCTGTGTACCTTATCTGCTCGTGCGCGAAGATCAGCGGCGGGTAGTCGGGATTGATGCTGCGCAGCGTCACGGATTCGCCGAAGTCATCCCAGTACGCCAGCTTGAGGTAGTCAACGTAGTCCTGTGTTGTCACTACCACCGGCATGCCGGGCCGCAGCACCTTGCGCATGGCGTCGTGACTGCCATACCAGACGATCACTGTGTCATGCTGCCGGTAGATTGGCTCCATGCTATCGCCCTTGACGCGCAGGCCGAGCACGCGCCCGCCCCACCACAGCACGTATGCTTGCACTGGCGTCGTATCTCGCGGATTGACGGTCACCCCGACCTGCTCCTCGCCATGCCCCGCAGCTACATTCCCATAAACTCGCACTCGCTTCACCGGCATTTGCAGCGGCTGCTGTAATGCCCTGATGATTGCCTGATTCGCCTTGAGCCACGGCTTAGCAAGCAGTTCATCCCTAACCTCTGTGCAAATGGCAGTCAATGGAGTTAGATCGTCACGCCCCGCGAGTCCGGCAGCGAGCGCCGCTTCGTCCAACCCCAGTGCTCTCATTGTCTTTGAGATTGTGTCCCAATTGAGACTTTCCCATTCGCCTCTAAAGACGGCTGTGACCTGTTTAGGCCCAATGCCCGCCTTGAGTCGCACCTGATCTTTGCTTAAATCCAGTACGACTCGACGTTGCTCTAGCAGTTGTGCTAAAAGTCGCATATCCGCCTTCAGTAGAAATACTACCACATTCTAGCGCCAGATGCTTGACAACCTCTAGCGCAGGTGATAGAGTCTTTAGCGTGAACGATAGAACCGCACTTATTCAGGCCCGCGAACAGCTAGGACTCAGCCAGGCCGAGGCCGCGCTGCTGATCGGCTGCCACGCCAACACGATCCGCAACTGGGAGCGCGGGCTCGGCGGCCAGATGGGGAGCGTCATCGGCGCGATGATCGCATACACGCACGCGCTGCATGCATACCGCGACGCGCACGGCCTGACGCACGTCACGGACGCGCAGCTCAGCTTCGCCGTGCTGTTTCCCGACGTGGTAGCGCGCGCGCGGGAGGTGGCCTAGCCATGTTCGCGCTCGCCGCCCTGCCAGTGATCATCGAAGTAGTGCCTGCCACGGACGCCGAGGCCGCGCAGGCAACGCTCACCGCCGACCTGTTGGCGGCTGCGCTCGGCATCAGCTAGCGGACGGCTGCGTTTAGCCCGCATGCTAGGAGGTGTGAAGTGGATACAGACTACAGCAAGTTCACCGATGATGAACTGGCGGAGCTGCTGGCGAAGGCCCAGAAAGACAGTGACGCGCTTTACGAAACTCAGCGCGCGGCAAACGCAGACTACTGGAATCACATGTGCAAGACCATCGTTGCTCTGCGCAACGAAGTCATGGTGCGCGCGGCAATCAAAGCCCGCACGGTGGCAGCGTGAAGCGCCGCGACTGCCCCGACTTCGCCCCGCTGCTCGGCTTAGCAATCCTAGCGCTCGGCGGCATCAGCGCATGGCGCAATCCACCCGATACCCTCATAGCACTGGCGGCGGCGGGAACTTCCCGGCCTCTCTCTTGCATTGAATTACGCGTGGGTGAACCTTCTGCTATACAGCCCGCCGCCGTCCCCCATTACGCTATCAAGCCCCTTCCTCTTTATTCTGCCGGGCGGGAAACCCCAACCCGCCCGGCCCTTCCTTCGGCCTTAAATTCCGCCGTGGCGACTGTCAACTATGCAGCGCAACAGGCAGCGGCGGCTGTGAACAATGCCCCAAGTAAGCAGGCGGGCAGCGATGCCCGCTTGCTTGACTTCATGCAGGCATACATCGCTGAAGTGAATGGCGCAGTAGACGCCGCCGCAGTCGTCGCGCTGCTGTACGAAGCAGGCACAGCGAACGGCGTTGACCCGCTGTTGCTGCTCGCGCTGGCGCGGTACGAAAGCCGCTTCAACATCGCTGACGTTGGCGGCGCAGGCGAGCGCGGCCTGTTGCAGATTCACCCCTGCCACAAGCGCAGCATGAAGCGCGCTGGCCTGGACTTCTACAGCGAGGCGGACAGGCTCACGTTCGCCTGCATGATGATGAAGCGCAGCGGGCTAAAGCCTTGGACGGTGCGCAGACGCGCCATGAAGCTGTACGAACAAATCAAGGGAGAATGACGTGAACCTTTACCTACTCTCTCAGAAAGTCAACAATGATTATGACACATTCGATTCCTGCGTAGTGGCAGCGGAAACCCCGACCTCCGCTAAGGACATTCACCCCGCAACATTGCGCTACAACATTAAGCCGGGGGACTATGACGAGAAAGCATGGGAATCTCACAATACTACATGGGCCAACAGTCCAGCCGATGTGAAATGCATATACATCGGAGTCGCATCAGCTTCAATTAAGAAGGAATGTGTAATTTGCACCAGCTTTAACGCTGGCTAAGGAGCGTGAAATGACTAACACGAAACGCGCACCTGCGCGCACAGCGGAGCAGCGCATCGCCGAGATTGATGCCATGCAGCGCAGGGTGCTGACGCGCAAGCTCGCGGCGGCGGAACGCAAAGAGGCTCGGCTAGATGAGGCGGCGACGAAGGCGTTGGGAGCCTCCAACATGATGCGAGCAAAGCTAAGTGATGCTGCTACAGAGCGCGCCCGCTACGCCGCGCAGCTCGCCGCGCTGGACGCAAAGGAGCGCGGCGATGGGTAACGAGCTTGCCATCATCCCCGTGTCCGACATGCAGATCATGGCCCGCGCCGTTGTTACCAGCGGGCTATGGGGAATCAAGACCGAAGCTCAGGCACTCGCGCTGATGCTGGTCGCGCAGGCCGAGGGGCTGCACCCTGCTACCGCCGCCCGTGACTACAACATCATTCAGGGCCGTCCCGCGCTGAAGGCGGACGCGATGCTGGCGCGCTTCCAGGCGGCGGGCGGCGTAGTGGAATGGCAGGAAATGACGGATAGCCGCGTCGCTGGCATGTTCTCCCATCCGCACAGTTGCCCCAAGCCAGTGCTGATTGACTGGGATATGCAGCGTGCGCGGCAGGCGCAGCTCGGCGGCAAAGAGATGTGGAGCAAATACCCGCGCCAGATGCTACGCGCGCGGGTGATTAGCGAGGGAATCCGCGCGGTATACCCAGGCGCAGTCAGCGGGGTGTACACGCCGGAGGAAGTTGCCGACTTCACGGTTGAAGAACAGCCGCAGCCAGCCGCTACATACACGCTAGACCGGCCCAGCGAGCCCACCGGCGAGGTTTACGCCCCCGCGCCGGTACTCGTGCGCTGCCAGGTGAAGTCCGTTGTAGAACGCACATCACGCGCTGGCAACCCGTACCGCGATGTAACCATGACAACCGAACTCGGCGGCAGCGACCATTACCTGTACTTCAGCAAGACGATCAGCGCCGGATTCACCGGCCCGCTGGACTGCGAACTCGGCATGACGGACAAAGGCAAGCCGGTGATTCAACACGCACACCTGCCGAAGGTTGACGCGCCGCCCGCTGACGACGGCGACATGCAGCCGCCGCAAGACTACCTGCCACTGAGCGAAAGCCTCAGTAAGGGAGACTGACATGCTGACCACCGACACCGCCGCTGCTGCGCTTGAAGCGCGTGCGGCAGAGGACGAAGCGATAACGCACGGTTGTCCTGAGTATGAGGCTCCGTTCGTAGGCACGATGCGCCGCGCCCTTGCCCACGCGCTACGCAACGGCGGCGGGTGCTGCGACGGCCACGTTTACGGCCCCGCGCCGTGCTGCATCTGCCACGGCCGCGGGCTAGACCCCGAAGCGCTGCGCCTGCTGGCCGCGCTGGGGGTGCGGGATGAGTAGCAAGACCACCGACACCGCTGCACTGCACACCGCCGCGCTTGCCGCGCTGGATGCGGCACAGCGCATCGAAGCGGAGGATTGCCCCGGCTGCGAAGATCGTGACTGCACATACCGGGTTGCGTGGGCGCGCCAACGCGCCATGCTGCCCGCCCTGCTGTCCGGCCTGCGCGCGGACATCGAGCGCTATCACGCAGTATGGATAACCGCGCAGGATTACCAGCAGAGTTATATCCGCGAACAAAGTGCGCTGTCTCACCGCACGCACTGCGCCACGCTGCTCGCCGCGATAAGCAGCACGCCCGCGCTCGCCGCAGAGGCGGCTGCGCTGCGCACGGCGCTAGAGGTGCAAGGTGAGTAGACGCAAGTACCCGCGCTTTGTTGTGGATGTCGGCCACCTCTGGTCTGATGTTGAAATCATGGACGTTGACGGTGATAAATCATTCATCATCGGATATGCGGGCCGTGGAGCGAAAACAGTAGCCCGCGCGCTGGCCCGCGATCTCAACGCAGTGCTCGACAAGCACGAGGAGGCCCGCGATGGCAAGTAGCATCGGCCCGCACGGCGTCTGTCCCTTCTGCAACGGCGGCAAGGGCAAGGCATATAACTGCCTTGACTGTCCAACTGGGTTCGTGCCGTGTGAACGCTGCCACGGCACTGGCTACGCCTGCCCCGGCGGGCCGGTGCGCACCGCAGTCTACACAGACAACGGCGAGTTTCACGGCTTGCTGTACATCTGCGCCACCTGCCACAGCATCGTACCCGACAGCGAGGTGAATCATGGATAGCGAGTACCACCGCTACACGACGTGGGAGCTACGCGACATGCCCGATACTTGCGTGCTGCAAGCCGTTGGATTGTGGGAGTACACTCCATTATACCGAGACAAACTCGGCGTTCGCACATGGACAGAGACTGTATCGTTTCGCAGCTACAGGTCTCGCCCGTCCTGTTACGTCGCGCGCCTGCTGCTGCGGAGGATCGCGTGAGCACCCGCTATCGCCCCTCCACGCCCACCGAATCTGTCGAGCTATACAGCATGGAGCTGGAGGATGCCGAGCGCGACCCCGATGTGCAATACAACCACTGCGCCGTGTGCCGCTGTGAGCTGGAATACGACGCCGACGATCAGGAATACTGCGCGGCCCACAAGCCGCAGGAGGATGAAGATGAGCAAAGCTGACAGGCGTCAGTTGATTGACCGGCTGACCTGGTGGGCGTTTTCGCAGGGGTTCGATCCGCTGCGCGAGTACCCGATCCCGCCCCCCGTAGCGGACATGTTCGCGGTGCCGCGATACCCCACGGCGCATTCCACAGTATTATCCCAAACCGCCGCTGAGGATAATAACGCCACGGCTGTTGCGCCGCAGGATAATAAGCCCTATGCATGGGCGGACGGCGTTGACATCACGGGCGGGCTGGTGGAGTGCTGCAACCCGGACGGCGACATTCACGCGACGGGCATTGTCAGTGACTATCGGGTCGGTGACGATTCGCTGTGCATTTACAACGGCGGCGGCTGGGCGCTGTGGATGTGCCGCCCCGCGCCGCGCGACTTCGCCGTGGGCGACCGCGTGCGCGTCGTCAGCACGGCAGCGACGAATAATCGAGGATGCGGCGTGACTGGCAGCATGAAGGCTCTGCTTGGCACGACGGCCACCATCACATTCACCGGGATCACTGGCGAACCCTGGGTTGCACTAGATCACGATATTCTGTACTGGCACCCCGACGACCTGCTCTACATCCCGCCCGCCACGCTCGATACCCCCGCCCCAACTTCGTCCGTTTCCGACGACGTTGCGCCCTACCCGTTGCGCGCCGAGTACGAGCGCCTGCGCGCTGATCTGGACAGAGCGAAGGAATTGCTACGGAAGGCGCGGGCCGCAATGATCGAATCGCGCGACCTACTGGACTCCCTTGCGGAGCCGCCCGATGCGTAACCTCGCCGCAACGCTGACGCTGCAAGCCTACGCGGCCATCATGTGCGGGGATGCGCGGGCCGGAGATGTTCGTTTTCGTGGTCTCACGAAAATGTATGGAAACGGCGGGCAGCTCGCGTTGCCGCTAAACGATACTGCGGGCGATACCCGCACAGGGCGGGCCGTCAATCCGCTACGGGCGGATCACGTCAAGGACGGCCTGCCCGCTAACTTCATCGACACCATAGGAGCGCCCCATGCCTAGCATCATCCACGACGCCGCGCGCGGGACTGCGCAGCAAATCCCCGCGCCCGAACTGCCGCTGACATACATCGAATCGTCAGACATCGCCGCCATCGCCGCCCTAGCGCGCGAGATCGTCAACGCGACGAAAGGCACTGTGCGCAGAAAGGCGATGAAGATCGTAGAACTATCGGAGGCGAAGCCATGACCACCCTCACCTGGAACGCCATCCTCTACGCCGACGCGACCGGCCTGCATGTCGCCGACACCGCGCCGTTGCGGCTCGCCTTGCAGCGCCACGACGCACTGCGTGCGTGGGCGGAGGCGCGCTAGTGGCACTGCGGCGGTACGTCAGGCTGGCACGCGACATCTGGGGATGCCCCAAGCTCCGCAAGCTGCCCCTGCTGGCACGCATCGTGTACGTCTACCTGCTGGACTTCCCCCACGAGACGCTGACGGGGATCGTGCTGTGGGACATGGACGAGTTTCACTACCACTTCCCCTACCCTGAGTGGAATGACGCCGCCGTGGAGAAGGCGCTGGCCGTGCTGGAACAGGCCGGTCACATCGCCAGAGACAACGGCTGCATCTGGCTAAAGCAGTACACCAGCGAGCAATGCTTTCGCGGAGACAACATCGCGCGCGGAATTTCGGCAGAATTAGAGAGAATGTCGCCTAAATGCGGGAGGCTAGTGCTGGCCTACTCTGAGGTATACCCCTTCAAGCAGCTTAAAGGGGCTTCTTACAGGAAAGGTACAGGTACAGGTACAGGGAAGGTTAAGAGTACGGATTCTAAGAAGAATCCGACGCCAAAGTCGAAACGACTTCGGCCTGCGCTCAAACCGCTGTCAGAACTGGAATCAGAGCTTAACCCCGACTGCGCGATAGCCTGGCAGAACTTCAAGGCGATGGTTGCCAGCCACAACAGCACCGGCACCGTGGCGGATACCCGTCTCGCCGCCATGCTGGATCGCATGATCACCGCCGCCTGCGCCGAGCAACTATCCAACGAGCAGATGAACCACGGCCTGCACGCGGCAATCACCGCCAGCGGCGGGAAGGGCGCACCAAACACGAACTACGTCTTGGCCGCAGCGCGCGGCTATGAGGAACGGGCGTGAGACGCAAGGCAGGGAAGCTGATTCAGGGGAACTACTTATACCTGTCGCTGGTTTGCAGCGAGACCGGCACGGTGTCATGGAAAGTTGGCGTTACATCAAACCTTAACGAACGAGCGTTTGCGCTGCACGCACTCGTTACATTCACGATCAAGTATTACGACATTCAGGATTCATGGGCTGATGAGTCTTGGATACTTTGGAGATTGGCAGAGGACGGGATGAGACGTTACATTCCGGGTTTGGGCATTGAGTGCATTATAGACGGCGCAGAACAGGCCGCTATGGAATTGTTCATAGAGGTTGCGGCTGATGGTTACGCCACCGGCAAGATCGACAGAATGAACAGATGGACAAAGGTTCTGCCGGAAACTTATGTTGGAATCTGCACGGAGGACGAGTACATCTTCAAGTGCCTTGAGGATGAACATCAACTGATCAACGAGCACATGCTAACGGATATGTTCTATGACTGGCAGGATCGACATGAACGAGTCATCAACTAGGAGATTGAATTGACCCACGGCAACCCCACGGCATACACCCCGGACGGCACGGCATACTTCTCCGATGGCGCAGTGTGCCGCGCCCGCGACTGGCTGGCCTATGAGCAGGGGCGCGACGACGAACCCTGCTACCACCTGCCGCGATTCACCCGCGAGCAGGCTGTGGCAATCATCAAGGCGTGGAACCCTGAAACCACCAAGCTCACGCCGATGTATGACCCGCCGCTGTGGATACCCGACGCCGAGGATTGGGCCTGCGGCGCGGCGCTGTTCGATCTCGCGCTGGATCACGTCAGACTCGCCGACGAGCAGGCCCAGGCGAAGGCGGCGGAATACAACCTGCCCGACAAGGCAAAGCGCGGCTTCGCCCGTCAGCGCGAGGTGGCGGAATGAGCCTGCCCGCTGCAACCCGCGCCCGCACAGCGCAGCGCGGCCTGTTCACCGCCACAACAAAGGAGCTACACGATGGCGCGTAACAGCGCGATTGAATGGACAGAGCACACTTGGAATCCCGTCACGGGCTGCACCAAGATCAGCGAGGGCTGCAAGCATTGCTACGCGGAGGCGATGACGCGGCGCTTCTGGCGGCAGTGGGGATGCGAGCCGCCGCCGGAGCACTTCAAGGTGAAGCTGCACCCGGAGCGGCTGCTGGAACCGCTGCACTGGCGCAAGCCCAGCCGCATCTTCGTCTGCTCGATGAGCGACCTGTTCCACGCGAAAGTTCCCAGCGACTTCATAGATCAGGTCTGGGCCGTCATGGGGGCATGTCCACAACACACGTTCCAGGTGCTAACGAAGCGTCCTAACCAGATGCTCGGCTATATAAACGGCCAGAGCAGCGGCCGATTAGTAGATGCGATCTTTAGACTACGCGACCTGGGTGCCAACCCTAAACAACTGGCGACGTTCCATGACGCGGCCTGGCCGCTGCCGAACCTCTGGCTCGGCGTCACGGCGGAGAATCAGGCGCGCTTCGATGAACGCTGGGAGTACCTGCGCCAGACGCCCGCCGCCGTCTATTTCATCAGCAATGAGCCCGGCCTCGGCCCGCTGATCCTGCCCGCCGACTTCCTGGCACGCGGCAAGCGGGCACAGGTGATCGTCGGCGGCGAGACCGGCCCTGGCGCGCGCCCGATGCACCCCGCCTGGGTGCGTAGCCTGCGCGATCAGTGCCAGGCCGCCGGGGTGCCGTTCTTCTTCAAGGGCTGGGGCGACTGGGCGCCCGAGTACCCGCAGGGCATCAATCTCACCAACGTCGAGGAGCGTTTCATCGACGGCCAGCACTACTGGCGCGTCGGCAAGAAGCGCGCGGGCTGCCTGCTAGACGGCGTCGAGTACCACGAGTACCCAGGGGCCCATGATGCTTGACACAGCACAGCGCGGGCTGTTCACCGCCACAGAGGCAAAGGAGATGCACGATGAGCTATGAGTTTCGCCGCCAGTGCGAAGCGATACGCCGCCATGCGCGCCAGCAGGGGCACGTCCTTGGCCGATTCAAGAACATGCACGAGGCGTTGAACTGCGCCGAATGCGACGAGTGCGGCGAGGTGGTCTGCAAACTCTGTGGCGCTAAAGCCAACGTGCGTTGCGCCCCAGGCGAAGAACCCCTACTGGCAATCTCACAACGATTCATGCAGAAATGCGAGGAGGCCCACGATGGACGCTAACACGATGCTCGCCGCGATCACGGCGGCGCTACCACCCACAGGCCGCTATCACTACGAGAAGGCCAATCAGCACTTCTACCCTGATCTATGGGGCGTGTGGAATGAGTACCAGGAGGAGCTGATGTTCCTCGCGGACAGCGAGCCGCACGCCCGCCTGCTCGCCGCGATGCTGAACGCCGCAGGGCCGATGTGCGAGGCGGCGGCGGAAATGCACATCTGGGGCGAGGATGATCCCGTGTATACGCGCGGGTTGCGGGACGCCGTCGCCACCCTGCTCACGCCGCTGTACGACGCGCTGGTGGCGGCAGGCGCGATTGCGGAGGTGGCATGATGGGCGAAGTGCGTAATTGCAAACGCTGCGGCCTGCGACTGGGCGATGGATCGGGCGACTACTGCCCTAGCTGCGAACTGAGTTATTCGCTGGTAGCCGTCCCGCGTCGATGGGTGCGCCCGTGGGCATGGCGACTTTTCAAGTCCTGCACTTGCCGCCCCTTTCCGCTGTGGCGCATCGGCAGATGGATTCTAACTATACCAGTCACGGAGGCTCCCCATGCCTAGCACCGCAGAGCGCGTCGCCGTCGCGCGGCGCTGGATCGCAGAGCAGGTTCACGACGAGGAATCGCTGTTCGACCCCGACCTGCTGACCCGCGCCCTGCTGCTGATCGCGGACGACCATCTCGCCAAGACGGCGTTAGATCACAGCCTCAGCGCCAAGTTGAACTTGGATTACATCCTCTCCATCCTCGCGCCATACATCCCAGAACTGAAGGAGCACAGCGATGAGCGATGAACTGATCGAGTTTACCTGCACTGAGCGCTTGGTGTTGGCGAACTTCACGCCCGATTGGCTGCGGCGCGGAATCATCATGCCCGATCCCGACCTGCGCCGCCCCGACGGCCTGCATCTAACCCGCTACCACGAGGAGCACAGCGATGACTGACACAGCGACACTGGCCGAGCTGCTGGCGGCTATCAGCCCGCCGTTGCACTGGGAAGGAGACGAGTTGTGGGGCGAAAACGCCAAATGGTGTTTCAACGACAGCGAGGAACTAACCAATGCCCTGCAAACACTACTCGCCGCCATGCCCGCGCTGCTGTCCGACCTGGACGCACTGCGCGGCGACAGCGAGGTGAAACATGGCTAAGTACGCGCTGCAATGCGCCGACTGTCGCAACTGGACGCTGGTAGACGACATTCAGCGCCGCACCTGCGACTACTGCTGCGACGTGCGCCAGGCCGAAGCCCGCCGCCGGTACAAGGATGCACAGCCCGGCACGCAGGCGCAGCGCTGCCGCGTCGCACTGGCCTATGCGCACGCCGTAGCGGCAGAGCTACGCAGGGGCGCGGCATGACGGCAGCGCAGAGCGCAGAGGATCGCGCCGCCGCGTTCCGCGAGACGTACGAGCTGGCTATCTGCGTGCTGTTGCCGCCGAAGTGCGAGCTGCGCATTGAGCTTGCTACAGTCATGGCGTGGGCGGCGATGACCGGCAACAATCAGCGGGCGATGATACGCGGCATGGGCCGCAGCCGTAAATGGATTGAAACGCGGATGAAGATGGCGCGTGAGCTAGTGAGGATGTTGAGGGATGATGAAGTAGACGATTATCTGGGAGGGTGAGCCAAAGTGACGCGACATAACGCAGAATCCGCTTTTCACGGCTATAAGATAAGAGACGAACCCCGCTTCCCCGTGAAGATCGTGGGTATTTACCCGTCTCCCACCTGGTTCGGTACAACTTGGCTGACCTTCGCCTACTTCGACGGCCTGCATGAAACCACTTTCGAGTGCGTTCATGGCCTGCCCACATCGTACCCGCTTAACCGCAGCTTCAACGGTCTCACCGCTGACTACGTAGCTTGGGTATTGGTTCAATCCAGCGGCAAGCGTGCCGTCCGCGAGTACATGGCGATGATCAGCGAAAACGCGCCCGGCGCGGATGCCCAGCGTTACGTTGGATACGAGCGCCGGGTGCGTAGTATCCGCAGCATGGCGGCGGGCCTGCGCAACAGCAAGCGGCAGCGCCGCGCCGCCTAACTAGCCGATTCATTTCATACCTCCTTTCACTTGGTTTGGGCAACGCGGCCCGCCTAAGGCCCGTAACGGTATGACGGGCCGCGCCCTCCACCATGACAGACGCAGAGATCATCGCCACGGCGAAAGGCAATCGCGGCAGCTACTGCATACTGCGCGTGCCCATCACCGCAGAGCAGCGCGCCACGCTGACGCTGTTCACCGTGATGGACGAAGCTCAGCTCACAGCAGTACAGAGACAGGCTAAGCCCTGCAAGGTTATCGGTGTCCACGTTAGAGAAAACAAGAGAAAGTGAGAACGTACGCCATAAGACGGCGTATCAGTTCTGGCGCACGCACAAGCGCAGCGCGGTCGCAACCGCTGAGGAATACAGCCGTGCGCAGGCCACGATTGCGAAGTGGCGGGATGAGGAATGCTGGGAGCGCGAGGCTGACGCTGCTGACGCGCAGGCTGCGCAGGGCATGGCTGACGCCGAGGCGCTGGCGCGCAGCACTGCTGCCGATGCAATCCAGCAGGCGCTGGCAAACGCGATTGCCATGCAGCGTGCGGTACGCGACGGGCTGCTGAGCGGGCAGACGGATGCGATGGACATCGGCGCTGCCGCCTCGCACTTGCGCGCAGCCGTAGCCGCCGCAGATACGGTGTACGGTTGGAGCAAACTCAAGGTGGAGCACAGCGGCGAGGTTGCCGTTACAGACACAGCCGCGATTCAGCAGCGCCTGCTGCCGCGCCTGCCGGAGCTACTGCGTGAGCAGCCAACAGCCAGCGCTTAGCACGCAGGACTGGCTCGACCTTGACTACCTGGCCTGCGCGCGGGACTTTGCCTACTGGCTCGCGCACTACGCATGGATCAAGGATGAACAGAGCGGCGAGCTGATAGGCCCAGGCGTTGCGCTGTGGGATGGGCAGCATGCGTACGTTGACAGGTATCTCGGCGGCGAATGGCTGATCGTTGGCAAGGCGCGGCAGCTTGGCTTAAGCTGGCTCGCTACGCTCGTTGACGTGTGGGAGCTGATGTTCAAGCCGCATACGGCCAATGCGGTGATTGCGCAGAGCGACGAATGGGCGATGTTCCACCTGGAGCGCGCCCGCTGGGTATACGAGCAGCAGCCGCCGCACATCCGCCGCAGCAAGCCGCTGATCGGCAGTGATAACAAGCACGTCCTGGGCCTGAGCAACGGAAGCCGCTACCTGTGCTTCCCGCCAACGTTCAAGCAGGTGCGCGGACTGACAGCGCATCGCATCCGCCTTGAAGAGCTGGCATTCTGGGATAGCCCTGAGAAGTGCTACACCGCAATCCTGGGCGCGGTTGGTGATCACGGGCAGGTGGTGATTATCAGCACGGGCAACGGCGAAGGCGGCATGTTTAACGAAATGTACATCAAGGCGCAGGGCGGCAAGGTTGCCTTTGCGCCGATGTTCTTAAGTTGGCGTGTGCGCCCTGGACGTGACGATGCGTGGTACGCCGCCACGCTCGCCAAGAGCAACAGCCTGCCAGAGATGCAACAGGAATATCCCGATACGCCAGAGCAGATGTTCATGGCGTCGGGCAGTAAGTACTTTGACTTGCCGCTGCTGACGATTCGCGCTGAGCGCCTGCTGTGCGCCCCGCTGCGCGTTGATATGAGCGGCTGTCTGTCAGTGTACAGCGAGTGCGTTAAAGGCACAGCGTACGTCATTGGCGCTGACGTAGCGGACGGTGGCGGCGACGCCTGCGCCGCGTCTGTGAAGCGCCTCGACACCGGCGAGACAGTAGCGACGTACCTGAGCTACGAAAGCGGCGCGGATGAATACGGCGACACGCTGCATGCGCTAGGCAAGCGCTACAACTGGGCATACCTCGGCGTAGAGCGCAATAACAACGGCGCGGCGACGCTGGCAATCCTGCTGCGCACGCAGTACCCGAACCTTTACTACCACCAGCACTACGATCCCGCAGCGGCGAAAGCGAGACCCCGCGCTGGCTGGCTCACGGATAGCAACAGCAGGCCCGTCATGCTCGGCGACTACCGCCGCGTCATGCTCGATCCCGGCGCGTGCGCAGTGCATGACGCCGAGACGTATCGGCAGCAGCGCGCCTTTGGCTATTACGACGGCAAGTGGCAGGCGCCGAAAGGCGACCACGACGACTTGGTGATAGCGGAGTGCATCGCACAAGAGATGCGCCAGACGCTAGCGGGGCTGGGCACACAGGAGATCATCGTTTATCAAGACGGGCAACGAATCGCATGACTGAAACCCACACAGAGCAAATCGAAGTGATCGCGTACTACATGCGCGGCGAGCCCGGCCACTTCACCGAGCTTGTGCGCAGCGAAGCGCTGGCTCCACCCGCCGAGACGCGCGAACTGCGCGAGCGCTACTTCGATAACGGCATCGGCGGCTACGCGCTGCCGGGCCGCGTGCTGCCCGCTAACCGCTGGTGGGAATACTACCTGCACAGCGCAGTGCACAGCGCATGCGTTGACGCCAAGGCGCGTGACGTAGTAGGCGGCGGATACAGCATGACGCTCGGCGAAGATGAGGAATCGCCCGTGCTGGATGCTGCCGCTGCGCTGATTGAACGCAGCCTTGACGCGCTACAAGACGCATGCCGCGATTGGGAAACGACGGGATGGTGCGCGCTGGAATGCCTGCCGACCAGGGGCGGCGAACTGTATGCGCTGAACCACCTTGACAGTTGGACAGTGTGGCCCGTGAAGGATAACGGCGGCTACATTCACACGCGCGACGGCGCATACATCTGGTACAGCAACCTCGGCGAGCGCGTGGGCGGCGCGTACCAGCTCGCCTATCTGAACAATAACCACTGGTACAAGAGCACGTACTACGGCGTGCCTGATGTAATGAGCGTGATCACGCAGATTGAAACTGCGTATGAAGCGCTGAAGCACAATCAGGAGTTCTTTGCGCGGCGCGGCGGCTACCGCTGGCTGCTGCTGCTGAGCACGCCGCTGGGCACGCCGGACACAGGCGGCACGCCCAAGCTCGTACAGACGATTAATGAGTACGTGAAGAAGCTGGGCAAAGAGTCTACCAGCGACATGCTGATCATCCCGATTGGCAACGCGACCGCCACGTTGCAACGGCTGGACGCGGACTTTAAAGACCTGGATTTCCCGACGCTGCTCGATAAGTTCCGCAACGACATCCTGATGCGCCACGGCGTACCGCCGCTGCGCGCTGGGATTGTAGAGACGGGCGCGCTCGGCGGCAACGTCGGGCAGGAGCAGCTGCGCAGCTACAACGACAACGTAGTGCGCCCGAAGCAGCGCAGGTGGAATGCGTTTATCACGTCCATACTGCAAACGTGGTTCGACCCGCGCATTGAGTTCAGCTTCGATCCGTTGGAGATCAGCGAGCTGGCGCAGTTGGCGCAGCCCGTGACGGCGATGTTCGACGCGCTGCTCGTGAGCCGCAACGAGGCGCGGGCAATCGTCGGCCTGCCGCCCGCTGAGATGGACGACGGCGCTGACGTGTTCGCCGACGAACTACAGCCTGAGCCGCAGCCTAACCCGTTCGCGCCGCCCATGCAGGGGCAACCGCCACAGCCGCCACAGCCGCCGCCGGAGCCTGCCGCGTGAAGCGCCTTAACCGCCGCGCGCGTTTCCCGCATCGCCCGTGGGAATTGAAATACCGCCGCGCCTTGCAGCCCAAGCTACAGGCGCGCGCGCGTCGCATCGTGAACCGCCTTGCGGACAGCGGCGTGATCCAGCGCTTCGCTGATTACCTGCGCATTACATACGAGCAGGGCATAGTGCGCAACGCGCGGCTGGCGTTCGATACCGCCGCTGACGCGAAGGTGTTGGAGCGCCTGTGCAAGACGGCCAGCACCGAGGCGTGGAGCGCGGACAAACTCGCTGAGGAAATAACAAAGGGCATCTGGACAGCCAGCAGCAAGCAGGCGTTCGCCAAGCTGGGCGCAAAGGCGAGCTGGAACCTCGCCAGTCCCGAAGTGCTGCGCAGCATTGACAGGCGGCAGAACCTCATCGCAGGCGTGGCTGATTCGCAGTTCGCCCGCGTGCGCGACGTGATCCGCACACGCTGCTATGAGCTGGGCACTTCGCCCGTGGATAGCAAGGTGATCAGCGAGATTCGCACGCTGGCTGTGAAGGACGCGGACTGGCAGGCTGAGCGCATCGCGCGCACTGAGGTTGCCGCCGTGCAAAGCGAAGCCTCATACACCGTGTACAGCGCTAACGGCATTGAGCAAAAGCAGTGGATGACGACGGGCGATGACGCCGTGCGTGACAGCCACGCTGAGCTAGAGGGTGAGACCGTGGGCATGGACGAACCATTCAGCAACGGCTGCATGTACCCCGGCGATGAGAGCGGCGAGGCGGGCGAAGTAATAAATTGCCGTTGCGTGCTCGTGCCTGTAGTGAGCAGCAGCCTTGACCCCGACGACATGGACACAGGGGAGTAAACACATGAAGCGTATCAGTGTAGAACAGAAAGCAGCGCTGGTCGCAAGCGCGCGCCGCGTCGCCGTGAAGCAAACGACGCAGTTTGCATCCGGCAAGGTGAACATCGAAAAGCGCCAAGTCACTACGAACGCGATGGTGCCCTTCAGCGCGAACCTCAACGGCTATCGCATCCTGCCCGATGAGATTGACGCCGCGATGGACTCATACATGGGGGACTACCAGCTTGTAGGGCGCAACCACACCGAGGTTACGAACAGCTACCCGATCCGCGCCTGGACTGACTTTGACGGCAGCGCGTGGGTAACGACGCAGGTCGAGGATGAACAGGACTGGATAGACATTGCCAACGGCGTGTTCAAGGGCACGTCCTGGGCAGGCACTGCGTATGCGGTAGACATCCCGCCGGAGCTGGCGGCGACGCTCGGCGTGCCTGACGGCACATGGCTGTTCGACATTAGCTGGATAGAGAACAGCTTCGTTACCGAGCCCGCTGTGCCTGAGGCGGTGTTCAACGCAGCCGACGGCATGCCCGATGAGCCGCAGAGCCTCGTGGCGGATGTGATAGCAGGCAAAGTCAAGCCGCGCGTCACATCGCGCAAGCCGCGCCGCAATGCGCTCCAACTGCTACAGGGTCTCATTAAGCAGACATTGCAATCACTGATTAGCACTGCCCCTAACGGCGGTGACATTGTACTTTCGGAGGATACCGAAATGGGTATGACCCCAGAGGAAATTGCGCGGTTCGATGAGCTTGCGCAGAAGTTGGACACCTTGACCGCTAGCGTGGGCGAGCTGGTTGAGGCGCGAGACGCCGCGCGTGCTGCACTCGAAAGCGCAACCGAGCTGGCGGAAGTCATGCCCACTGAGACGCCGGAGGTAGTGACGCTTGAGCAGATGAATGAAGGCATCGCCAGCGCGCTCAAGCCGCTGGCGGATGAACTCGCCGCGCTCAAGGCGCAGCCCGCCCCCAGCGCGAAGCTCGCCAGCGACGGCGGCGAAGCGAAGCCTAAGCCGCAAGGCCCGGCATACAGCAGCCTCGCGCCCGACGACCCAGAGCGCCAGGCGTGGCTGGCGAAGTAACCCACCAAAGGAGCCTATCATGGCAATCAGCAGAGAGAGATATTTTGAACTCAAGAACGCTCACGAGGCGCGTCTGGGCGGTGAGCGTCCGGACTGCACCAAGCAGAGCGGCAAGGACTTCCACAATGCGATGGACGAACTCTCCAGCGCCAAGGGCAAGTCCGACGCCGAGAAGCAGCACATCTTCAACACCGTGCTGGGCACGGGTGACTTCGGCGAGACCTACGACCTGGACATCAGCGTGCCCGGCGGCTACTGGGACAAGATCATCGCGCGCAGCGAATCGCTGGCGAACGTGCGCGCCATTCCCACGCAGAGCCACATCATCGCCAGCAATGAGCTGACGCTGGGCAGCGCGGGCGAGGATGTGTGGCGTCCCGGCGTGCAGGGCACTGACCTCACGGAGCCGACCACCATCGACACCGCGCAGCGCACCTTCATCCCTGAGGAAGTGCTGGCGATCTTCGGCGTCACTGACAACCTGCTCGAAGACAACCTTGAGCACGATTCGCTTCAGGCGCACATCGAGCGCATGATTGTTGACACCGCCGCGAACGAGTGGGCCAAGGCTTGCTATAACGGCGTGATGGTCGGCACGACCAACAGCGCGCGTGGAAGCATCACCGCCTGCTTCGATGGCTTTGAATACCAGATCAACGCGGGCGGCAACATCGTCTATGCGACCGACTACGAGGATCGTTACCTCAGCAGCATTCAGGAGAACGACAAGCTCCTGGCTGGCGCGAAGGCGTTCCCTGACAAGTACGGCACGAACGGCCTGACGTGGATTACCAGCCGCAGCCTGATGCTGGATTGGAACGCCGAACTCAGCCAGCGTCCCACCGCGCTCGGCGATAGCCGGATGCTGGGATGGATGAGCGGCCTCACCGCGCAGGGATTCCCGATGTTCAACGCCCCGGCAATCCGCACGAACCATCTCGTCAGGGGCACCGGCACGATTCAGGGCACTACGCCCGCGGATACGTACATCACGGCGATTGCGAAGAGCCGCCAGTGCGAACTGGTGCTCGCTGCTGCTGACAACACGGGTAACGATGAGGAGTACGCCGTAGGATGCGATGCTGCCGGTACAAGTTTCTCACTGCACGCCGAGCATATCGTTGAGGTTGGTTCAATTTCTTCGGTCACGATCACGATTGACCATCCCACCGCGCTGGTCTATGACCACGCCATCAATGAGATCGTAACCGAGTTCAGCACTGCGCCGACGCAGACTGGCACTACGGCGCTGTTGACGGACTGGGGCAACCTGGGAGTGTACTACCAGCGCGTGATGCGTATTGAGCCCTACCGCCTGCCGCGCCTGCGCAAGACAGACTTTGTAGTCTCGGCGCGCTTCGTTCCCATCGTGTTCAACCCCGACCGCGCCGTGATCGTGCGTGACCTGCTGGCACGGTAACTGAGACATGGCATACAAGCAATATTTCTCAACGGAGGCTAAACCCGTGAGTGAGACTGTGATAATCCGCAACACGCGTACCGTTGGTGCGCGCTACGTGCCGAACTGCTGCACTGCAAGCGGTGCGGGCGGCGGGCTGCTAAGTCCTGGCGAGCAAATGTCCGTACTGCAAAGCAAGCTCCGCAGCCTGCTGGGTGACGGCATTGTGGAGCTGGACGACGACGGCTCGCCAGTGGACATCGTCGGCATGAAGGCGCTCGCGCGCGCACAGGCAAAGACCGCCATGCGCGAATCCAAATCAACCAACGCGCATAAGTAGCGCAGAGGAGTAACGCAATGAAGATCACACGCATTCTGATGATCGCTGCGCTCGCGTTTGGCTTGATGCTGATGATGAGCGCAGAGGCCCGCGTAAAGGGAACGCCCGCGAGGTTCGAGGGCGCACTGAAAACGAAAGAGATCGCCGCGCCTGGCACATGCGCCAACGGCTACGGCTACATCTACTTCAACACCAGCGGCGTGGCGTGCAGCAAGAACGATGCTGGCACGGTGGCAACGCTGGGCACTACGGATACGCTCTGGGGTACGGGCGTTGTTACTACGAACATCGTGACTGCCGTGAGCGATCAGGACATCTTGCTTTGCGACGGCGGCATACTGGCCTGGGGCGATGCAAACCCCGGCACGGTAGAGACCATACTGAGCGACATTAGCGCTGGCGTCCTGATGATTGACGGCGGCGCTGCATACAGCGGCGAGTTGCTATTCCAAGAGGATACGAGCAACGGCACTAACTACATCGGTATTGCGCCGCCGCAGAGCGTGGCCGCTGACTACGTATTGATTCTGCCGCCTACTGCGCCTGCGGATAAGAGCATCTTTTACACGAGCGCGACCAGCACGATGGCAACCGACGCCACTAACTTCGCCTGGGACGATAGCTCGAACGCTAACCGGCTCGTGCTGGGAGCAGGCACGGGCGCTGGCACGATCACGCTGCTGGAAGGCAGCGGCGGCGGCACGGATAAGCTGAGTATCACCGCGCCCGCTACGTTGGCGGCTGATATTGAGTACACGTTCCCCAATGCCCTGCCGACTACGGCGGGCAACTTCCTGGCCGTCGGCACTACGGGCACGATTGCACAGCAGCCTGCCGAAGTGCTGCTCTATTCGCAACTCACGCCCGCGACCACGCTTGACGGTACTACCGCAGCGGCAACAACGCTCACGCCTGCCACGTCGGAGGGCACGGCCACTGTGCCGATTGCGCTTGAACTGGTAGGCGGCAAGCTGGATTGGGATGCTTCACTGACTGTCGGCTCCGATGCTGACGGCGACGAGACGCTGACGCTGATCTTCTATCTCGGTGCGCAGGCCATCGGTACTAGCGGAGCCATCGCTACTGACGGTGCTAGCACATGGCGCTGCACGGGTAGCGTCAAGATCAAGTCCGCTGGCTCTGGCGGCACCGGCACGTATCAGGCGATGTTCGCCAACGGCGTGGTTATCCCAGTGACCAGCGGCGCGGTGTTTACATCGTTCGATTGCACGGCGACTCATGCGTTCACAGTCACGGCGGATTGGAGCGGCACTACCGACGCGCAGGATACCGTGATTCTCAACGACCTCAACCTCAAGTACACCAACGTGGACTAAGCAATGGCCGATACGACGTACGCAACGCTGGCTGATTTACGCACGCATGCGGGCATGCCCGCTGCCACTGAGGATACGCTGCTACAGGCGCTACTCAATGCAGCGGCCAGCATGGTTGACGGCTATTGCAACACGGCGTTTGTGGCAACCACGGTCACGTTAGAATTGCATGACGGGGATGGTGGCAGGTTCTTGCAACTGCGCCACCGCCCCGTCATTTCCGTTACCACAGTGGAGCTGGACGGCTCCACGCTTGACGACGACAGTTACGAGATTGACACCGCACAGGGCTGGCTCGTGATTCCCGAATACGACGCCGAGACCGCCAACCCGCGCATCTGGCGTGGCGGCAGCGGCAGCGCATGGCCGCTGGGCACGCGTAACATCGGCGTGACGTACATTTACGGATACAGCGCAGTACCTGCCGCCGTGAGCGCGGCAACGTGCATGATTGCGGCAGCGCTGTATCAGAGCGGGCAACGGCGCGGCATTAGCGCCAAGTCATTAGGCCCGCTGAGCTACACGTTCCGCGAGGATGCGCATTTCCCGCACGAGGCAAGTGCGCTGCTGGATCGTTACCGCGAATACGAGGTGGCGGGGTGAGCGATCTATTCCCTGGCAGTTGCACGATTGCCACGCGCACGGGCGCGACGTATGACGCCGATACTGGCGACAGCGGCGAGACATATGCCGTGGCGGTTGCCGTCGCGTGCCTGAAGGCCGCGCCGTCTGAGTCGTGGTCGCGCTCGTGGCCGAACGTAGACAAGCTCAAGCGCGCCACGTTCTATCTGCCAGCGGAGACCACGGTGGCGCAGCGGGCGAAACTCACGTATGGCGGCGACGTGTACTTAGTGTTGGACGTACAGGCGTATGAGGATTTACCGGAGCTGAACAGCATCGCCGCGCTGTGCGAGTGCATTGAGGGCGTGACGGCGTGAGCACGAAAACCGCAGGCGCGTACTTCACATCGCTGTGGTTTGGCGATGAATGGAAAGCCGCCATGCGTGAAGCGGGCAAAGAGGCGCTTGCTGAAAACGCCGCCAACATCGTGCGCTCCGCCATGCAGAACATCACCAATGACGGCAGTATCTTCACCGGCACGCTGCGC